TATATTCCTTTGTCTCTGTTGATATATCTTCCCAGTGCACTTCAATTTCACTTGCTAACCTATCTGGTGCGTATTTATTCCTATTAATAACATAATCTAAGGCACACATTAATACAAAATTAGGGTCAGTAAATTGTAATTTAGTTTTCATGTTAATCTTCTCTTTTTTCGTTAAATAATACTTTTTCAATTAAAAGTTTTTCAACATCAAAACCATAATGATTAAGCATTGAAAATTGAACTAAAATAATATCAATTGATTCTTTCGGGTCAAATGGATATATATTTGATGTCCAAGTACTCATTTTTAGTTCATCAAACTCTTCTTCAGTTTTTAAGAAAAAATCTACAAAAGATGTTTTTATACTTATTTGCCCTCGTCTTACAGTAGCTTCATAATTGCGCTTAATTATTTCTTTTAATTTCATTTAATATATTTTTAAGTTTTATAATAAAAGGGATTGTTTCTATGCTCATAATTTGAGTAATACGTATTTTTTCAAGAATCTCTTCTTTTTCGCGTTCTAATTCGGATATTTCATTATTTGTCTTCATTTTTAAAAAACTTTTCTGTTAATAATTGTAATTTCTCAAAGTCTTCAAATATATTTTCGTTAATTACTGGTCGAATATATTTGTAAAAATTATCGTGATTACGTGTTAATACTCTAACATCGTTACGAATAACATTTGCCAAAGTAGTATTATCTTTTTTCACCTCATCAATAAATTCATCTAACTTGTCTTTGAGTAGTCTTTCTAGTAAAACTGTTTGAGCTAATAGCTTATCTGATTTAGTCATATTATTTTATTTTGCACCGCTATTTTTCAAGCGGTGCGAGTTAATGATTAAAAAGGGAGCGACTCATTTGTATTAACTTGTGCAGTTTGAACTGGTGCGCTTTGATGTGCTACTGGTGAAGTGTTATTTTGTTCTTTTTCTTTCTGCTCAAAGTAGCTTACTTTCCCATCCCAAGCTCCTACTGGAACTGTTTTAACAACTGAAAAAAAAGAGTTGTCATCCATAACAAAAAACTTTCCGATGTTAGTGTACTCGTTTTTTTGTTCGTTGTTTTTGTTTGTATATGTGCCTGTTATAGCGCACATATCATAGATTTTTTTAACTTTTGCCATTTTTTTTAAATTTATTAGTTAATAATTTTAGAGAATATTTCTTTTGCTTTTTCAGCATTTTCAATAATTTTATTGTCTACGTAAAAATCGATTGAATCTTTACGATTAAGGTTTGCACCGAAAATGTCCCCTAAATGGTCGCACGCATCTTTTACGGCATAGCTTTTTGCAATTGGAAACGCTATTGACAAAGCTCCTTTGTTAATATTTTCTAATTGTGCAGGGCTGCTTCCTTGCTTTACTTGCAATGCTTCAGCACCTATACCATCGTGGTATCGCCATTCTTTGCTAATTGGGTCTATATAGTGAACTCTAACAGAAACCCAAACCCCATTAAATGCAACTCCTTGACCTGTAATTTCAATTTTAAACTGTTTGAAAATCTTTCTCAAAAGAAACTCAACTTTGTCAATAGGTAAATAACGCGAATTATTAGCATACTTGTTTGTTTTTACCCAATTTTCATTTGGTTTGCTGCAAAGTATAGAGTTAAGTTGTTCAATCTTTGCAATCTCGATTACTGTTTCATTATCATATATTTCTGACAAACTAAACGGTTTTTTTACTTCTACTTCATTCATAATTACTTTATTTTTAATCTTATTGATTGTTTAACCGGACTTATTTTTGTATATTTTTCGTAAATTTCAGGCATTTCTGCCATAAGTTTTTTTGAATCAAATTTTGTTGATAGTGTTTCTGAAACATAAGTAATTGAAAAAAAATCATTAACAATAGACTTAATATTATTTTTACCCATAATTTCAGAAAGTTTTATTTTAAACTCTTCTACTTTTTGCTCTTCATATTTTTTACGAATCAAAATTTGTTGAATCTCGTATGCTTCATTTTGCCACTTTTCAGGTAAATCAGACAAAAATAATTCAGAACGCTTTTCATATTCAAAACCTTTTTTTATTTCATCTGAAATTATTTCAAGACCTTTTGAAATAATTTCTTTTTCAAAATGAATATCAATTAATTTTATTTCAAAATTATCCGAATTAAAAATAAACTCTTTTTCAACATCAAAATAGTGAACAATATAAAGCTCAAATTTCAAACCTAGTTTACTAGCTTTATTTTCTCCAATTACAGTATGCCATTGTAATTGATGGATGTAATCATTAATAGTATCATCAATATTTTTATTTGTTGCTTTGCATTCAAACCAAATTAGTTTATCATTAGTTTGAACTTCATAATCAATGTGATTGAAAATATCAAATCCGTATTTATCCGAAAGCATATCATGCTTAGTATATGGGTTTGATAATGCATTATTGTATTTTGATGTTAATAATTTAAAAATACTATTTTCAATAAAATTACCGTGTTCTGTTGCAATTGATGTGAACTGTTTTTGTTCGTCTAACCCCAGCATTATTGCAATTCTTTTTCTATCTGAATCGCCTAAAATACCATTTCTGCCAATTTTAGCAACCATTTTTGCATCTGAACTACCTAGCCCTCCAATACGTGTTTTTGTAATTTCGTTTTTTTCGTCTAACATAATTATAATTCTTTAAATTTGTTAATTAATATTTCTTTTGCTTTTTCAAAAGCTAAATCAAATTCTGCTTTATCAATTTTAGTATAAGGTTCAAAAAAACCTCTTGTTAATTTTGCCGTTTCAATAGCAGTTTTTTCGCTTGCTATTGTTACACATAGGATTTCATATAGTCCGTTGTTGTTCCGGTCGTCAGGAACTGCCCAAAGGTGATTATCGTTACGTTTTAGGTAGTTCATTTGGCTCTATGAATATTTTATTAAATAAATTTATTTGTTCTACATTTACCTCTTTGTATGCAGAAATAAATTCATCTTTAGTAGATGGCTCTGCCACAAGCCAGCTTTCAGGATATTTAGTTAAATATTCAATTGAAAATCCATCAAAAAAATCAGTTACCTTAATACATTCTTTTTCATTAATAAAGAAAAAATTATGTATTTCTGTTTTTGTGAAATAAGGAAAGTTAATATTTACTTTCTCTTCTACTTTTACGTCTCTTCTAATTGTTATTTCCATTATTTTATTTTTAAAAAGTTAATACGATAAAGACAATCTTCTTTTGTCCTATAATAATTTCCATTTTCTGCTAAAATAGAGTTGACAGAATTTTTTTGTTTTATGCTTTTTTCTGTTTCAAATCGTTCAAAAGGTTCTAAGTAATCATTTTTTTTCACAATGCTCCAAAAAAATTCACCTATACCTACCCTAAAACCGCAGTTTTTAGGTAAATTAGGGTTTGGAGTCCTTTTTTTTCGTTCTTTTTTATTTGTTTCCATTATCTATAACTGTTTAAATTGTTATTTGTATTTTCAATATCTTTATTTATTTTGTCAATTATATCGCAACAAGTATCGCAATATATCTGACCGTTGTTTGTCTTTTCTTTTTCACACTCATAACAAAAACGAGCGGTTAAAGATTTTTTTATTATCCTTATTCGTCTTTTCATAATATTGTTAAAATTAAGGCTAATGTTAAAGCTAAAAATCCTACTGCTATAATTTTAACAATGAAAGTATCTAGCCTTTTATCTTCCATAAATGTATCAATATTATTTTCAATCCTAAATTGTAAATTAGGTAGATAATATATTAATCTTTTAAACTTACTTGTTTCAATTTCATTGATATTTACTATTGACTCAGTACCATCGTTCCACAATACTTTATAATAATCGCACCCAATTTCTGCTAATATAATTCCTCCAAGGGCAGTTTTATTGTTATAGACTGTTTTTTTCATAATTTAATTTTTAATGTTTTTGTTAATTTAATAAAATTATCATACGGGATCTTACATTCAGTATTACAATAATACGAAATTGTAGAGTGTGGAATACTAGTAATTTCAGACAATTTTCGGTAGCTTAATTTTAGCTCATTTTTCTTTTCAGAAAACTTTTCATGCCAAATTGTCCCTGTTACTTTTTGTTTTTTCATAATGTTTTTTTTAAATTGCTTGTCTTATTTTTATGATACAAAGATATATAAAATTATAATACCGTACAAGTAATTATACAAATACTTTGTTACATTGTATTACTTTGTTTTGTAAGTAATTGATAATTAAACTAATATAAAATATATGTAATATTATTTTGTTTGTAATAAAATATACACTATATTTGTGGTTAATAAATATTATAATAGGAATACTTGGATTTCAAATTTTTTCAAAATGGAAAAGAAAAATAATCATGGAGGTGCAAGAGAAAATTCAGGTCGTTTGAAAAAAAACGATGTGATTTCCATGATTGAACAAATGGATAAAAGGCTTGTACCTGATACTGTATGGGATTCATTAGCTAAGTTAGTAGAGGAGTGCGATATACAGGCAATTAAAACATGGTTAGGTTATAGATATGGGCAGCCTAAACAAGTTATTGATGCTACAACTGAAATAATCAATGAAGTTCCTGTACAACTAACTGACGAACAATTTAAAAAAGCACTTCAAGAAATAAAACAAAGATAAATGTATTTAGGAAATGCAACTTTAAAACAACTCGCTCAAAAAGATTTTTGGGCGTTTTGTCTATTTATGGATTACGAATTTTATAATAAAAGACGTTTTCTTATAGATGTTGCAGATGCTATGAATGAAGTTATAATTCAATACGAAAAAGGCAATGCAATAAAGATTTCAGTATCAATGCCACCACGTGCTGGAAAGTCTTATATTACTTCATTATTTGCTGCTTATTGGTTGTGTCGTTTCCCTACCTTGTCAGTAATGCGAAACACTTGTACCGCAACTCTATATGATAAATTTAGTTATGATACAAGGGCATTATTCAGAGATACAAAATTAAAAGAAGTATTTCCCGAAATAAGTTTACAGCCCGATAAGCAAAATGTAGGAGGATGGAACTTATCTACCGCAAAACAAGTTAGTTACTTCGGTGCAGGTGTTGGGGGGTCGATTATTGGATTCGGTGCTAATCTTGCAATCACAGACGATTTGTACAAGTCGATGACCGATGCAATGTCAAGTCAGGTGCAACAGTCAACAAAGAGTTGGAAACAATCAGCACACGATAGCCGAAAAGAAAAGAACTGTCCGGAGATTTATATTGGCACACGTTGGACAAAGAATGATATTATTGGTGAAGCAATAGAAAGCGGTGACTTGAAAAGTATTACTATAATTCCTGCTTTAAACGAAAATAATCAATCATTTTGCGAGGATGTTAAAAGCACAGCCGAATACTTAAAAATAAAATCAGATATTGATTCGTCAATATGGAATGCTGAATATATGCAGACCCCAGTTGAGGCGGAAGGTCTTTTGTTACCTTTGTCATCTTTGCGCTTTGACGATTTAAGCAATATCAATCAAACACATTATACATACCGGTTAAGTGTTGGAGACCCTGCCGATAAGGGTGGCGATAAATATGCCATGCCTTTTATGTTTGTTGATTTTAGTAATAAAAAATTAACGTGCTATGTTAAAGACTGTATTTGCAATGAAGCAGGTATAATTGCTAACACAGGATTAATAATAAATAAATTGCATCAATACATGATAGACGAGTGTATTGTGGAAGCTAACGGGGTAGGTTTGGCGGCAGTGTTGACACTAAAAGAGAAAATACAAGGGTTAACCAAACTATTGCCGTTCACGTCCACAGAGCCAAAGGAAGTGCGTATTTTATCAAACTATGAATTTGTACAAAAACACTTTGTATTTGATAGTAATTACAAGAGTAATCCACAATACTACCAATTCATAAAAGACTTAACAAGCTATTATATTAAGGGCAATAATAATCACAAAATGGATGCAATCGATGTACTTTGTTCGGCAGCAAAGGTGCTAAAGGTGAAGTTCGGGAGTGTTATTTATTAATTACAACGTATGTAGTAACACTACTAACTCTATAATTACTTGTATATGAACTACTTGTATAAGTTTTTTCTTTACAAACCTCTTTTGCATGGTCCTCTGTAATTTGTAACATAGTAAAAGTTGATTCACTTGTATAAATCTTTCCAGTTGGTTTAGTTGGTGTAAAACCGTAAGTTGTATGAACAATTTGAGTAAAAAGATAGTCGTTTAAAACGATATGAACATCTACATCTGCTGTGCAAGATGCAAGAATTAATGCAAGAATTAAAATAGTTTTTTTCATTGTTTTATTTATTATTTATTTTATTCGTTTAACTTTTTTCTCTCTACTCGCTAAGTGAAAGTCATTACAATACGTACAACGATAAACATTGTAATACTCTCCATACTTTGATCCGTTCGCCTTGTTGAATATAACCGCATCCTGACAAGTTTTAAATTGAACCTTTCCGCTTGGGCATATCATATCATTTCAATTTTGCTAATTTACAAAAAAGTTTCATGTTAAGATTATTTTCACAGCAAAAGTAAGCTGCCGTTTCGTGAGTAGTAACCTTATTTTTTAGAAAATCTACAACATACGGATAGTAATGTAATTCAATATCCTTATCTTCAATAACCTGAATCAATATAGGATTATTAAACCCTTTTATTATTATATGATTACTTGGCATTAATCCTCCTTTAACCATCCTTAATACTGTTCTTGTTGACTTAGTAGGATGGAATTCTAATTGATAATCAATTATTGATAGTATCATATAATTACATTTATTGTCATATTGATGACAAATATAATACATTATTTTTAATTGCTATATATATTTGCAAAAAATAATTAAATTAATGGCAGGGTTAGATTTTCTAAGACGAAAAAAAGCAGAGCAACCGCAACAAAATGCGCGATTTACGCAATTGCAGGATGGTTCGTTTTTTACATATATTAACGTCTCTGAACAATCAACGCCATTAATACTTTCAAATGATAACGGATACACTATTGCGAGCCAATTAGCAGAAGTTTTTTTTGTAATTGACTGTATTGCTGAAAAGGTAGCTAAATTATTTGATACAGTACATCTTCAAAACAGTGCAGGCAAAGAGGTGAAAATGAATAGCAATATGCAGCGGTTATTCTCAAAACCAAACATATACGATGGTTCTTTAACTGATTTGATTTATAACTTTGTGTTTTCTGAATTGTCAGATGGTAATGGATATTTATATTTCAAGTGTCCACAAGACACAGAAAAAATTACTAAAGACAATGTTCAATCAATACTATTATTGCAGCCTGACAAAATACAAATTCAATTAAAGACTACTGAATTTGATAAGCTGAAAGCTGCTACAATAGAAGATTATATTGATTATTATGATTATTCTTTGACAAATGACAAGATAAAACCTAAATTCATAATTCATTCAAAGAGTTATATGAAAGATAGGAGCGCATCTGATTACAGGTGTTTAAGCCCTTTGTATGCTGCAAAGAATAATGTTGATAATCTTTTAGCTGTATATCAGGCTAGATATAATGTTTATGTAAATAATGGAACTGCTTACATTTTATTCCCACAGCAAAAAAATCAGAATGATTTAGCAGCAGCACTTAATCCAGCAAAACGAGATGATATTATTAAAGATATGAATAATCGTTTTGGATTAACAGGGGACAGACAAATAAAAGCCGTATCAGATACACCATTAGCAGGACTTAACACATTAGTAAGCATAAAGGATTTAATGCCACTCGAAGAGACTGTTGCTAATTTCTTAGCTATTGCAGGTGTATTCGGTGTTGATAAGGATTTGCTACCTTTAAAAGATGGTACTACTTTCACAAATAAGGAAGTTGCCGAAGCAAAAATATGGTCAGATATTGCCGTTACTTATGCAAATGATATTTGTAATGATTTGACAAATATGTTCGGTTTAACAAATGAAAAAATTGCAGTAAAAACAGACAATATAGGTTTTCTACAATCGAACAGAAAGTTAGAACTAGAATCAGATAAGATACTAATTGAAAATTTAACTGCTTTAAGAGATGCCGGAATTGATACAACAATGCAATTAAACAAATTATATGAAAAATACGGAAACTAAAAACTTAGGATTTGAAACCTTTCGCAGTGATGCAGCTTTTACTGTTAATCGTGAAGATAGAAGTTTTACTGCTGTTATTGCGACTGAAAATCCTATAAAATTACAAGGCTATAAATATGCCGATATGTATGAAGAGTTTACCGAAGTATTGCGATGCTCACCTGATGCAGTAATGACTGACAGATTAGATAGTGGGTTGCCATTATTTGAAAGCCATTGGGAACGTGAAGCCGAAGATTTAAGGGGAATTTCAACAAGTTACGAAATAGGTAACGGTCAAATTGTTGCTACATTCAAACTCGGTGCAAGAGCTGACGAAGCTTTATTATTGGATATTGAAAATAATGTTTTAAAGTCTGTATCAATAGGATGTGCAATTCATAATGTAATGCGATTAGATGTTGATGGTAATGTTTCATATACTGCCCTAAAATGGGAGCCGAAACACGTAGCATTCGCACCCGAGCCAGCCGATGTTGCTTGCACATTAAGAAGCGATGCAAAAGTAGAGGGCGATGTAATCAAGCCAATTATTGAAAAAGATTTACTTAAAAATATATTTACAAAAAATAATTAAAATTAACAAAATGAAAAAGGAAGTATTTATAGAAAGTATGCGAGCTGACTTTAAAGCAAAAGGTTACACAGCTGAACAATTACAAGGAGCTGAACAACTTGCTGGTGGCTTATACGATGCAATGCAGAAAGAAAACGAAACTTTGCGTGCTGATTTAGAAAATCAAGCAACAACAATCATTGGTGAAAAACTTGGCGATTTAGGTAATGGTAAAACCGTAGCAGAAACAATCGTATCATTACAAAATACAGTTGATGGTATGCGTTCAAGTAATAACAAACCAGTTGGTTTTTGGGATTCATTCCGCACAGAGTTTGAGGCTAATAAAGACGCTATCTTGGCAACTCAAAACAGTGGTTCTGTTAAAATTACAGTACGCTCTGCTGCCCCCATAACAATGGCTAACATTGTAGCTCCTAAGTCATTGGGCTATCGTGATACTGTTGTTGATGCATCCCCTGTTTTACCTGAATTTTTGCCATCTTCATTAATTAATGAAATGAATGGTGGAGTAGGATCAAACCCTTATGTATGGATGGAACGTAATAAAAAAGAGGGTTCACCTGCTTATGTTGCTGAGGGTGATGCTAAACCTTTCATTGACTACAATTGGGCTGAAAAAGAAGTTACCGCTAAATGTATTGCTGCAATAGTTCCTATCTCTAAGATAGCAACTTGGAACTATCCTACATTGGAGCAGGAAGTTCGCAAAGAATTGATGGACGAGTTGATTAACAAATACAACGATGCTATCATCAACGGTGCAGGCACAACAGAAATTAACGGTTTGAAATCTATCTATGCTACTGAATTTGTAACAGCAGGTATTCAATTGCCAAAAGCAACTTTGTGGGATGTTTTGTTAAAAGCATGGAAACAATCTCGAAAAGCCGTAAGAGGTCAACGTCCTACTGCTATACTTATGTCAATTGATAAAGTAAACGATTTGGATTTGCAGAAAGACGAAAACGGAAACTACCTTTTGCCTACATGGATTACCAATGCTAACAAGACGTTGAAAAACATACCAATTATCGAAACAGAATATTTGACAGAAAAAGAAGTATTGATTGGGGACTTCACGAAAGCAACTTTCAACTTTGTTAAAAATATCGAGTTTGAAATAGGATGGATTAACGATGACTTTCAGAAAAACCGCTATGCTATCCGTGGCGAGTTTTATGGGATGCAATTTGTGAAAGCACACAAAAATAATTTCGTTAAAATAAGTGATATTGAAGCTGCTAAAACTGCAATCACAGCCGTATAAAAATAATGTGAGCGTTGGAATATACGCTCACTAATTTATAAACATAAAAAAATTAAAACAAAAATAGGAAGTACAGTCAATTGGAAAGGGACTACAGCTGACACTACAATTATAGTTAGTAATGCAACGGAAAACCGATTTAGTTTATATAAATATACATTGACTGGAACAGGAACTGGTACTACTACAGTTGCTAATCAAGTACTAAAACTTTATTTAGAATGAAAACAGTTTATTTCTTAAAAGACCACTGCAAACACAAAAAAGGCGAAACAGTTACTTTCTTAGTTGATAATCATGCGGAAAGCTTAATCGCAAACGGCGTGGCAACTGATATGATTGATACAGCGGAAAAGCCTAAAAAAACCGTTAAAAACTAAATTAAGGGCGGTCTATTGGCTGCCCTTTTTTAATAAAAATAAAATGGAAAACTTAATCACACCTGCATATTTTCACGGATTAATCGAGTTACCCGATTCGCAAGTTAGCGCAGAACTTAATACGCCATCAGGCGAGGCAGTTGCTTATCAAAATGATAAGCTAATGGTTAACATTGCAAAATATCAAAAAAAATTACTTGTTAAATTGTTTGGTTCGGAAGTAGTGCCTGACGAAGTAGCATCTTTATTAGTTGTTGAAACAACGCTTACAAGTCCAATAGCTAATTATGTATTCTGCAATGTAATAAAAGACTATCAAAGTACTTCTACAATGCAAGGAGAGCAAATACAGTCTGCTGAAAATACTATTCATATATCATATAAAAACAAGCAAGATGAAGCGTGGAATGATATGGTCGAAATGCTTGGTGAAATTCGCGAAGTACTTTATAATGCCGGCAAAGATTTTGACTATCCGACTGACTATTATAGCGAAATATATAAGTTAAGTTACTTCTTATGATAATCACACAAAAAACAAAGCTTAAAGAAATAGTCAATATATTACCAATTGCACAACTGGCTGGAACTGATTTACTCCTTGAATGTTCAAAATTTGCAATGCCTAAAGAAATTCAAGGCATAAAGCCAATGAAACATAGTGCAATAACAATATTACAGCAGTCTTGGATATGGGATATTAAAGACACAAAAGATTTGTTACTGGCTTATGTAGAGATATTTTTCGGTGTAAAAGAAAAACAAGAAGAGTGGCTAAAGAAAAGCCCATTAATAGATTTTTATCGGTTCGCTTGGGAAGTTAAAGAACAATCTTTGCGCTATGCTGATGCATTTGCCGAAATAAAAGTCGAGCTTACCGAAGACGAGAAAAAAGCAGGGTTTGGAGACAAAGACGAAAACGGACTTACTAACATGGTTTTGTCAATGTCAAACAAAAAAGGGATAAGCATGAAAGATGCTTGGGACTATCCACTTGTTGAGTATATTTATACTTTTCAACACGATGCAAAAGAGAGTAATAGACAAAGGAAATACAACAAAATAATAAGTGAAAAGAAATGAGAGCAGTAATAGATATTGAAACAGGCGGATTTAGTATCACTAAAAATGGAGTATGTGAAATAGCAGCAATTGTAATTGATGAAAATTATAATGAAATTAGTAGTTTTCATAGATACATTAAACCATATCTAAGACCAGATTCAGACGAATTAGTATCTTATAAAGATGATGCAATGGCTGTAAATGGAATAAAAATGAGTGATATTGAAAACGGCGAAGAAGTTGAAAGAGTTGTTTTAGACTTAAATAATTTTCTTATTGAAAATAAAGTTAATACAATCGTTGGCCATAATTCAAATTTATTTGATATTCCAAGAATATTGTATTTATTTAAAAGATTTATTTATGTTGATGCTGTATTGCCAGTAGAAAAATATATTGATACTATTGAATTGGCAAAGAAAAAAATAAATCTTAAAAATTATAATTTGCCGTTTCTTTGTGAATATTTTAAAATTGACAATTCAAATAAACACACGGCAACTGGAGATTGTGAAAGTACTATTGAACTATTAAAAAAACTAGAAACAAAATGACAGCATTCGACAAAATATTCAGTGATTGCGCTAAACAAGTAGGGCTTGCTTGGTTTATAGTTGAAAACAACCCTGATAGAAATATAAAAGCTGCTACACAATATCAATTCCCTTGTATTTGGCGAAATTTCAATGAGCCTACACAGCCGCTTTTTGACAATCATCAACGTTTTGAAAAAGAAATGAGTTTGTATTTTGTTCACGTAGGTTTTGATAAATTAACAAAAGAGAAAATAAATGAAAATTTACATGATTTTCTTTTGAAATTCGTATCATTTAAAGATTTAATGTACAGAAAAGGCATAGAACTATCATTTACAAGTAAACCGTTTCCTAATTGGAAAGTAACAAATTATGACGAGTACGGCATCGTTTTCAATGTTACGGCTAAATATAGCAGTGTATGTCTGACATCATAGAAAAAATAAAGCTAGGGGCAAAAGAGATACTTTCCAAGGAGGGTAAAAAATTTGCAGACAATGTAAAGCAAAATATCCGGAGTGCTGGAATTTCAAAAAGTGGTGCAACGGAAAGAAGTGTTCACGAAGTTGCAACTGAAAACAGTTTGATTGTTTGGGGTCGACAAGACTTTCAGAATATCGAAACTGGTACAAGTCCGCAAGATGCAAAGCGATTAAACTTCACACAATTAAAAGGAAATATCTATGAATGGTCAAAGTTTTTGCCTTTGTCATTTGAGAATAACAAAAAAAGATACTCTTTTGCGTGGAATGTATCGGATAAAATAGTAGAATTTGGTACAAAGTTATATCAAAAAGGTGGTCGAAAAGATATTTATTCAAACGAATTTCAACCACTTTATGACAATATAAGCAAAGAAATTGGCAAAATATTCATTGAACACAAACTATTATGAGAACAATAACACACACAGGCGCAACAACCCCATATAACTACACAATTGAAACATCAAATAATTATTCACTTGTATTCGAGCCAAATACACTTAAAGTAACGCTTGGGAGTGGTTATGCAGCAACGCAAGAGGTTACAATTGCAGCAAATGGCATAACACTTAAACGCAATTGTATTGCTTGGGTATGTACATTTGATTTGTCGGTAATCTTTGAAAGTTATTTTGCCAATAAAGACTATGCCTTGAATTATTCTGCTGACACGACTGACCCATTTTATAAACTTGCTTTTAATATTGTTATAACTGCTTTAACTGAAACACATAATGTACAATATACTTTGCGCTGGGGTGCTTACCAATTTGACGAGATTAAATCAAATGCTAATTATAGTTTCCCATATTGGGTGGGTATGCCGCTTGTTGTGAACTCTGATAAGGAGCATGACCGCTGGTATTATACAAGAAATCAAACAGTAAATACAAATGCATCAATACAAACAGTTGTAATAGATACAAGTACAGCAGTTACAATAACACATGAAGTAACATTATCAAATCAATCAGTTCAAATAATAACATACACACCTAAAACCTGCCCTAATGGGCATTACTTGCAATGGGTTGATTCGCATGGTAGAATTATTCATTATATGTTTTATG